TTATATTATGTTGTAACCACATTATGGATTATAATGGTTAGAGATAAAAGGTCAAGCAAATAATGGCGAATATAGAACAGAACAATCTTTCGCTTCTTAATTATAGATTTAGGTTGTCTAACACACCAAATCTTGAATATAAAGCACAGCAAATATCAATTCCTGGTATGAATCTAGGAGCTGCTGCTGTACCTACTCCTCACGTACCATTATACTTTGCTGGTAACATTACATATGATGAGCTTTCAATTACATTCCTGGTAGGTGAACAATTGAAAGATTATCTCGAAATCTATAACTGGATGATTAGACTCGGGTATCCAGATAGATTAGAACAGTACAGGAATCCGGAGCCTATAGATTGTAGTGTATTAATTCTTGATAGTACCTTCAATCCATATATCAACGTCCGTTTCACTGATATTTTCCCAACTTCGCTATCGGGCATTGATTTCGATAGCACTCTTTCAGAAGTACAATACGCAACTGCAACTGTTAACTTCAGATTTAACAGATATTATTTTGATATCATATAATTCTTTTGTTGATTTTATAATAATGATGTCATAATATGAATTACGTACTGCTGGAAGGTTATTATGAAACTCGAATCTATTCTCGAACTGTGGTCTAAAGATAGTCAGATCAACCGCGAAGTCCTTGACGACGAATCTTTAAAGATCTCCAAACTCCATCACAAATATCATGAGATCTATACGTATGAGCGTTTGACTCTACGTAAGCTAGAGGCTGAGCTTAAAGTTCTCAAGCTTGAAAAGTTTGAGTTCTATACACAAGGACCTACTAAAGAGACAGTAGAGCGTGGGTGGCAGCTGCCTCCTATCGGAAAGATTTTAAAAGCGGACGCTAATACATACGTAGATGCTGATAAAGATATTATTGACCTTTCACTTAAGATCGGTATTCAACATGAAAAGATCGAACTGTTAGAATCTATTATCAAGACAGTTCAGAACAGAGGTTTTCAAATCAAAACCGCAGTAGACTGGATTAAGTTTACAAGTGGTGTGTAATAACGGACAAAACAATTGAGTGATGTACATCTAGAATATATTAACGCAGTACGCTGCAAAATAAGAGCTGACGCAGGCATCCTTATGGAGTTGTCTGAACGATTCACTTTCTTTGCTGAGAATTATAAGTTCAATCCCAAATATAAAGCTAGAGTTTGGGATGGTAAGGTTCGTCTCATTAATAGATTAACTGCTATGTGTTATGCTGGTCTGGCTCTACGAATTAAGAAGTTCTGTGATGAAAACGGCTACTCATTTTCATTTGATGAACAGTTTACATATGATAATGTTTCAGTAAACGAAGTACATGAGCACATCAAATCATTAAACCTACCTGACTGGTTAGAAGTTAGAGATTATCAAGTTGATGCTGTAGTTAAATGTTTACGTTCTAAACGTAGAACTTTACTATCACCTACCTCATCCGGTAAGTCATTTATTATATACCTACTCACTACATGGTATAAAAAGAAAACACTTATTATTGTACCTACTATTGGTCTAGTACAGCAGATGAAGTCAGACTTTGAGTCATATGGCTTCAAAGGTGTTATTGATACTTCTATGGGTGGTCTACTGAAGGACAATGACATACCTGCAGATGTAGTTATTAGTACTTGGCAGTCTCTAGACAATGGTAAGTCGAAGATGCCTAAGGAATGGTTTAAAGTAGTAGTGGGTGACGAAGCTCACGGCGCTAAGGCTACTTCGCTAATTAAGATCCTTTCTTCTATGGAGCACACACCTTATAGATTTGGTACTACAGGCACTCTAGATAATAATGTTCTCAATCAGCATACCATTGAAGGTCTATTTGGTGCTCAGTACAAGACCGTAACAACACGAGAGCTTATCGATCAAGGTCATGCTGCAGACATTAAGATTAAAGCTATCATTCTTAAATATCCAGAAGATGTACGTAAAGACTTTCAGAAGTCAGTAAAAGATCCTCGCACAGGTAACTCACGTAGGAAGACCTATCAAGAGGAAGTTGACTTTCTAGTAAACTATCAAAAGAGAACAGAGTTCATTAAAAACTTAGCACTTTCTCTAAAAGGTAATAAGCTGGTATTTTTCAGACTTACCGACCATGGTCAATTGATATATGATTCGCTGAAAGATCAGACCAATGCTTTCTATATCGATGGTAGTGTAAAAGACAGAGAGTCTATTCGTAAAGCTATCGAAGAAGAAGAAAATGCTATTCTAGTAGCTTCGTTAGGAACTACCTCTACTGGCGTATCGATAAATAGGCTACACCATATGATTGCTGCTTCACCATCGAAGTCTAAAATTAAAGTGCTGCAGTCTATAGGTCGTATGCTAAGACAACACGACGAAAAAACACACGCAGTGTTATATGATATTATTGACGATTTAAGCTACGGTAAACAAAAGAATCATACTCTAATGCACTTCGAAGAAAGAGCAAAGATATATGATAATGAAGATTTCGAGTATAAAATCTATACAGTAGGATTGAAGTAATGGAAGTAGTACTAAAGCTAACAAACGGCGAAGAGATTATGTGCCGTGTCGAAAATGCTGACGTACTAGCACAAGAGTACTTTAACATAGACAGTCCTATGAATATAGTATCTCAATCTTATGATCAGAACTCACTAGGTACTAGATTACGTGATACATTAATTCTAGGCGATGGTAATTCGATGTGCATTAATCAGAAGCACATCATTTCATATTATTTGCCGAATAAACACCTTGTACAATATTATGACAAAGCTATTAAATATTCAAACGAATATCAGAAGCCTTTTATCGAGAAACAGATATCAGCTGCTGTAAAAGATATAGATTTAGCCATGAAAGAAGAGGATGAGGCGTCAAAAGACCTTACAGAGCTATTGATGCGCTTAGCCGGACAGACACTACAATAGGAAATTATAATGACAAACCATTATGTAGACAATAAACGACTATACACAGAGATGATTAAATACATCAACGAGTATAATGAAGCAAAGAAAAAGGGTACAACTCCCCCTGTAGCTAGCAATTACATTGGAGAATGTATTTGGCTGATTGCTAACCGCTTGTCAACAAACAGAAATTTCATCGGATATACGTATCGAGAAGAAATGATTGGTGACGCTATTGAGAACTGCTTGAGATACTTGCATAACTTTGATCCGGATAAATCAAAAAATCCATTTGCCTATTTTACTCAAATCATGTACTATGCATTTCTGAGACGTATAGATAAAGAGAAGAAGCAGTCTTATATTAAATATAAGTCGATTGAAAACTCTATTGCTATGAACACGTTAGTGGAAATGTCACCAGATGATGTATCACATTTCCAGGCTGTTGTTGTAACAATGGACTATGATAAGCTGGCTTCTTTATCAGAAAGATACGAAGTTAAACAAAACGCCAAGAAGGCTGCAAAGAAGTCTGGCGTTGAGAAATTCATTGGAGACGAAGATGAGCAGATTTAATACTGTTCCTGTTATCGTACAGCAGATGGTTGAGACACTACGTGCTAAGTCTACACCTGAGAACGTTAAGTTCAATCAGGCGCTCGTTGTTGAGACGATTAGAGACTACTGCGATAATGCACTTAAGGACTGGAATAAAGAACAACAGAAAGCTCAGATGAAGCGCAAATCTCGTTAAGCACCCCGAAGTGTATAAAAATATAAATATAGGTACATTGAAGGAGGTATCTATATGAATTTTTGTGTTTATCTAACAACATATAGCGGTAAAAGATTACCACGTTATTATGTTGGTTCAACAAATATTAATAGAATACAACATGGATATTTTGGTTCTGTATCTAGTAAAAAATGGAAAGATATTTGGAAAGAAGAGCTTGATTTAAATCCAGATCTATTTACAATAAAGATAATATCCTACCATGAGACCAGAGAAGCGGCTCTAAGAGCTGAACTTGAATACCAGAAACAGCATAACGTTGTATTGTCTGAACAATACATCAATGAGAGCTTTGCGCAAGTTCGAGGTTACGCAGGACGTAATGTCTCGGGTGTATCTAATCCAATGTACGGTAGAGGAGCTTACGTTACACAATGGTGTAAAGAGAACCCTGATAAAGTTTCAAAAAGAAATCGTAAGGCTGCATATACACAATGGCAATGCGATACAACGCGTGAGAAAAAAATTCAAGCTATGCAAGGTGTAAAAAAGACACGTAAAAATCTAACAGAAGAAGAATTTCGTCACTTGCAGCGCGAAAAATCTTTAAAGTCAAAAGAAAAAAATGCTACAAAGGTTACATATAATGGTATCACATACGCAAGTATCAGTGATTTAACACGAGCAACAGGAATTAGTTTGTATATGTATAAAAAACTCTATAGAGAGGAGGTTGTTACTTATGAAGATTTGTCTTCTCGGTGACACGCACTTTCGGCGCCCGTAACGACCATTCCGCGTTTCATGATTATTTCGAAGCATTCTATCGTGATGTATTCTTTCCTTATCTAGAGAAGAATAATATCGATACTGTTATACAGTTCGGCGATCTATTCGATCGTCGTAAGTATATTAACTATAGTACGTTAGCTAGAGCTAAGGAATATTTCTTTGATGAGCTTATACGTCGTAAGCTTACAATGCATGTATTCGTCGGCAACCACGATACGTTCTATAAAAATACAAATGAGATCAACTCACCTGATCTGTTGTTAGCCAGTTATAAAAACATCCACGTGTATAGTGAGCCTGGTGATGTCAAGTTCGGCGACACGTGGATCACTCTATTGCCCTGGGTATGCTCAGGTAACTATGAGCAAGTTATTGAGCATATCAATCATACTAATGCGCAGATTCTATTCGGTCACTTAGAACTAGCTGGCTTTGAGATGCATCGTGGTGCTGTTAATGATCACGGTCAGTTTGATAACGCGCTACTAAGCAAGTTTGATATCGTATGTTCTGGTCACTTCCATCATAAGTCATCTCGTGGTAACATTCACTATCTAGGTACTCCTTATGAAATGTCTTGGTCTGATTATAACGACCCTCGAGGATTTCATATCTTCGATACGGAAACGAGGGAACTGACATTCATCCGCAATCCACTGACGATGTTCAACAAGATCCACTACAACGATCAGGACAAGACGCTGGATGAACT